TCTGACGCCCCAACCGGTTACGGTAACGTCGCGGCGGTGGTGAATGGGTTGGTTGATGCGGTTGAGTTTAACCCGCTTGCCTTCCAGGTGTCGGCAATTCAGCCCACAGTAACTGTAAGCGCCGCAGGAGCTGCTACATCAATCACAAACTCGGTTCGAATTCAGCCGATGAGGTCAACAACTAACGCAGCCAAGTTTGCTGTTGATGGAGATCCAAATTTCAGGATTACTGGCGTGCCATCAAGCAAAACGTTTGTTGACGCTTCAGACATAATGCGTACAGAGCATCTGACAGGCGGGTCACCGCAGGCTGCGCGTTGGCGTCCTTACGTCGAGTTTACGCACACAGGTCAACAGTTTGAGCTTTTTATGCGCGTAACCGGCACAAACACTCGCTGGCGTTTGTGGATTAACGGCAGGCCAATGACTGCAGGAATGCAGACGTTAACATCAACTGGCGGCTCTCGCCACCGTATTCTAGTTGACTTCGGCTCTGTCGGCGTTCGTGACATTCGATTTGAAATGCAAGAGTTTTCATTCGGCGGCGTATTTGTAGAGCCTTTCGGCAGTATCACGGCGGCAAATTATAGCCGCAAGAGATTTGTGGTTATTTCAGACTCTACCGGCGCTGGCGCGACAAGCGATGTAAGCCCGTTTGATTCGTGGCCGTGGTTCACAGCAAACTACCTTGGTATGGACTGCATCAATATTGCAATCGGCGGCAGCGGTTACATTGCAGCGCCGAGCTTCCAATCGCGGCTGCAAGATGTTATTGACGCAAATCCAGACTATCTGTTTGTCGCTGGTGGGTGGAATGACTTACAGGGTAACACAACAACTGCGATTATGAATGCGTACAGCACTTTTGTGGCTTCAGTTGCTGCTGCACTACCAAACTGCAAAATCATCGTTGGTGGCGTACATATGAACTCCCAAAACGATTATCCGCTTGCAACTGACTTAGAGGTTGCGCTGAGAACAGCAGCCACAGCTAGCGGCTATCCGTTTGTGAGCCAGCGAGATCCAGAAGGTGTAGTCGCAAGCCTTCCTGCATGGGCGAATGGCGTTCCTTATAAGTTTGGCGACACCATTGCGCAAAACGGCCTACCGTTTACATGCCACACTGAGCACACAAGCTCAGGCAGCTTTGATGCAACAAAGTTTCGCTGCACCGCATTATACAGTGGTACTGGTAGAGTTGGAGCAACTGCTGGCAACGGAAACTTGGACATCTGTTTAACTAATGATAGCGTACACTTTAGTCAAGTAGGGATGTTGATTCAGAGTATTAATTACGCTGAGCAAATTGTTAATAAGTTATAAACACATCCTCACTTCAACTTACAGCGGTGGTAACTGACCACCGCGACACTCACACCTAGCCGCTGTGCAACGATGGTCATGGATAGACCGGAGTCGCATAGCTGGTGTAGGCGTTTTAACTTCTCCGGCGACATCATATCGCGTCACGCAGCGCTTGCAGGTTTGCTTCTGACATATCGGCAAGATACGTTGCAACCAAGGCCCGAAGCTCGCTGATTTTGACCAAGCTGCCGCCCCAATGTTCACGCGCCGTACCTACGCCAACACCCATCAGTTCAGCCACTTGTCGAGGCGTGATTTCTGGGTTACCTTCGCGCAGCTCAGCGATGCGGCGTTTGTAGTAGGCTCGCTTTGCTGCCATACGGTCGTAGCCAGCCAAACGAAGCTTGCGCTTCATGTTGCTACAGCTAACACCTAAAGCGCGTGCAACGTCCTCTGTTGTGTAGTCGCTTTGGTTGAGCAGCTCTATTGCGCGTTCAATAACTTCCTGTTTCATTCATCAACCTCCGGCAGCCGTGTAGCAACAAACAGCACGTAAGCAATCACGACAAACACAAGTGCACAGGCGAGTATGATGGCGGTGGTTAGCAATGGTGACACCCATGTCATGATTTGCTGCCTTGGCGCTGACCAGCAAGCGCAGCCTTAACGCTTAGAGCGACCATTGACAGTCTTGTCATCAGCAGTCTTGATGGGTCTGTAGATTTGATGTAGCTCATCACGCACCGCCTTGTCGTTTTGGAGCGCAAGCAGTAGATGTTGCAATGCGCTCAGGAACCCACTTTAGCAAAGTGAAAATTTTAAATTGTTGGCTGTTCATACATCACCGCCTTGCCGGACTCTATTGGCGTAACCGGACGCGTGCCACTCAGGACTGAAAGAACGCTTTAAGCTCCTATCAGCAAAACCTGAACTGTATCCCGCAACAAACCCCGCCCGACCAGCATCAGCTCGCACCTGCGCCAAGCATGCGGTGGGTGTTGCTTGCGCCAATAAAAAAGCATCACCGAGCAAGCTGAATACCTCAGATACGCCGCGCTGATTGTCATAACCTACGTTAAGCTGGTGGTTGTATGCTTTTAGAACGGAGCGCCGCAACACCTCAACTTGCGCTTGCAATTCGTCGTATGTTGGTTTGCTCATTACATTCTCCCCTCTAATTTATCCGCATGGTGAATCAACTCAGCCACACCATATCGCAGCTGTTCAGCTGCACAGCGTGCATTACTCGCCATGCTGCGCCCGTAGTCATAGTGATAGCCAGCCTGCTCGCACAGGTCGTACAGACGCGCATACAGCGCATCTTTGCTGCGACAGCAGGCTAGTTCGTTTTTTGCTTGGGTTAGGATGTTCATGATGCCGCCACCTCGAAACACAGCCAAATAACAGCAACCCATCCAATAGCTGCAACTACCGCCCAAATAATTACCGCGCCAGTGCAATCATCATACTCTACAGGTTCATCTGTACGGCGACTGTAGTCAATTTGCTGCAGTGGTCTGTATTTCATAACTTCCTTGCTCCGTTTTCTCATATCTACCTCGTTTCTGAGGCGTACTGCTTAATCGCCGTTGTTATTTAATCTGCTTTGTGCGCTTCGCACAGCGCCATGATTGCTGATTTGTATTTTCCCCAGAACTCTAGAGCGCCTGGTGCCATTTCAGAGATGCGGTCATCGCTGAATGACGCCCAATCTGAAACCAAATGCACTTGACACCCAATGCGCAAAAACGTTGTGGTGATAGTCACATCCCATTTTAAGTTGTATAAGAACAATGGTGTTTTTGTAAGTTTATCACCGTACAGGTTGGCACCGCGCAGGTCGGCACCGCGCAGGTCGGCACCGCGCAGGTTGGCATCGCGCAGGTTGGCATCGCGCAGGTTGGCACCGTGCAGGTTGGCACCGCGCAGGTCGGCACCGCGCAGGTTGGCATCGCGCAGGTCGGCACCGTGCAGGTTGGCACCGCGCAGGTTGGCACCGCGCAGGTCGGCACCGTGCAGGTTGTCACCGCGCAGGTTGGCACCGTACAGGTTGGCACCGCGCAGGTCGGCACCGTGCAGGTTGGCACCGCGCAGGTTGGCATCTGCTTGCAGCGCCGCTTTTAAGGTAATTTTGATGCTGTTTTCTTCCGCTTCGTGAGCAAATAAAACTTCGCCGGTAAAGCGTGATTTGATTTCGATTTTCATTTTGTATTTCCCGTTGTTAGGTGTTATACACAAACGCTTCAAGCGTTGATTTTACTTGCTGTAGCCGTTCTACTGCATTCGATGCGCTCAGGTCAATTTCTGGCAGCGAAAATATGCATAGCTCGCCGCTATGGTCCGAAACAAAAAACTTTGCAAGCGACGCATTAAAGCGAAACAAGCTGTGTTTTGTCTGCTTACCGTCATCTTCGTGCTTGCAGTCAAAGACATAGCACAACTCACTAATCTCACCAATCAGCTTACGGATTTGCGGATTAACGCCAGCCTCCGCTTCGATGGTTTTCCGGCGCTTGGTTTCTGCGCTCCATTTGCTTACGGCGGCTGTTGTTACGCCGTGTGCTTTGGCTAGGTGTTTTTGTAGCATGGTGTTCTCCGTTGTTGGTTGCCAGCTACCGGCTGGCGCGGGTTGGTTATTTATGCAGCTTGCAAGATACGATAAAGCGATTTGTGATTTGCGCATCCGCCTTAATTTGTGCGATTGCCTCCTCGCGATTCTTCGCCTCTACGATTCGCGCATATGGTTTATCTTGGTTCATATTTGTTTTGAACTCTATTTTGTATTTTTTCATTTTGCCATCCTCACTCTCAGCAGCCCCGCGCCGCTGTATGAGTTAACTATACTCTAGTTAACTTAGGTTGCAAGTTTTGTTTTGCTGGTTGGACCAGTGCCGTACTTATTAAAAACAGCCTGAGCAAACCCGCGAGGCGTTGCGCTTCTGAAGTTAGCCCTTTCCGGCCCTGGTGGCGCTTTATGGATACGGTCATCTGGCTTGCCTAACGATTCGTCACAGAAAGGCGCTGGCAGCTCAAACCCACCACCTGACCAGAGACATGTTTTTTTGGTGTAGTTATCATCCGCGCAATACCCTGTGTAGTCGCACGGATTAAACGTGTAATCAGGCTTTCCAAATATCGAGCTAAATACGCTGACTGGGTTTTCAAAGAACCAAGGGCAACCAGCAAGCTGTCCGATAACTCTGCACTGCTCTGCAACCAGCGCCGCTTTAGCCTGGAAGAACTTGTCTTGCTCTGCTTTTGCCGCAAACCATCTGGAACCGCTAACAGCTACATCAGTACACGGTGGAAATCCCGCCACAAAACAAACCTGGTGCGTTCTGATGATATCGCCAAGCCTAGGCATTGCTTCATTAAGTGTTAGCGGTATGCGCTCAATTCTGCCGCTTATGCTGTGACTTTCGTGTTGTGGGTCAACTAATACAGCTTTATACCCTGCATCAACCCACGGCTTTACCATGATTCCTGTATAATCACACAGGCTTATTATCGTTTTCATCTTTCCTCTCTCCATTGTTAACCAAAGCCACCACCTCAACCGCCTCAACACCAAACCGCTCCAACACAGCCGCCGGTACTTCTTCTGGCGGCGTGGTGGTAATCATGGTGAAGGGTTTGTAGTTGGGTAGGGTTATTTTGTACGACTGCATGGTGCTGTCAGTCCGCGCAGTTTCATCATTGCATCATGGTATTACGCTTAACTAGCTTCATGTTTATCTGCCGTGTATGTTGCGTAACGCCAAAAAATAAATCTTTTGAAACTCTTGCTGTTAAAAACAACCGCCTCTTTGTGTTTGTAATCTTTTGCGAATCCAGACCAGTAAGCCGGAATCTCTCCTGATTTTGTCTGAATTATTATGTACGAGTTATCAATAGGTAACTCCTCCCTTGCATCCCGCCAGCGCAGCTTGTCTTGCAGCTCTGCGAGTTGTTTTTCAAGGGCGTCGGCGTTACGGATGAATTCATCCATCTTCCATTCATCCGGTCTGTCTGCTCGCCATTTTTCCAACTCTTCTGATAATTTCATCACTCACCCTCCTTCAAAAACTCATTCAACCAATCGCGCAGCTGGGCGGCGTCTGCCCTGCTAATTGCTACCGTGCCAACATCACCAAGCTCGCAGCATGTAATTGCTACACCGCCAAAGTTACTTTCGGCAAACTCAACATGCGATTCTGCACCGTCTAATTCGCAAATAAACTCCAATGCTTCCATACCATCCCCCGTTATTAACCAAACTAATTAAACCACACCACACATGGCGGCGTGGTCAGACCTCTACCCACTCAAAATTAGGGTATTTGCCATGCAACTCATAACCTTTCCCTGTACATTTCGGTATTCTAGGCATTGCATCAACACATGTATCACAAAGAAGCCTGTACCCGCCTAGGTTGTTTAGGTTATGAACCTTGCCACATCCATCACATAAAAATTCATCATCGCCTATCAGCATGGTAAATCCTTAGCGCCCGAAGGCGCTGGTTGCTGGTTGTTACATGCAGTGCAGCAAGCGCTGGCAATGCAAACCGATTGGAGCAAAGGGTATATCCTGGTCGAAGTCAATCGGACCTGCAGGATTCTGCATTGCCTGCTGTTGCGTCTGGCCCTGATAACCTGCTGGCTGAGCTTGATTAAAACCTTGCGCCTGAACAGGTGACTGTTGCTGCTGATACTGCGGCGGCGCTTGGCGTGGTTGTTGTGGTTGTTGTTGTTGTTGTTGTGGCTGTTGATTCGGCTGCTGGCCTTGCGGTGCAAACACAGCGCCTAACTTCGCGTCGAGCAGCTCAATAGACAAGCTCAAGCCGTTATTGCCTTGAAATTGGCGAATCTTCAGCTTGTCGCCTGATACTTCAACGATTGCGCCTTCAACCAGTGCCTGCTGGTAAAACTGAACCTGTGCCGGAGCTTTTGCAAATACAACTGCCTCGAAGTTAGTCCAAGCGTCTGCTTTAGTTTCGCGGTCGTAGTAGCGTACGCCTAAGCGCAAGCCAAACCCTGTTGAATCGCCTGCTTGGAATTGTGAGGCTGCCTTGTTCAGCTTGCCGGTTACTGTTGTTGCCATTATTTTGCTTTCCTTCTGTTTAAAATTCGCTTAAACCTGTTAACACTGCCTTCGCAGTACATGATTTTTCTGTCGTGCTTGTACCACCACTGCAATCCTTGGCAGTCCTCATAAACATCAAATTCCCCTGTGTACTCGCTTTTCTTTCTCCATTTTCGCAAGGTTACAGGATGAACGCCCAGCTTTTTAGCGGCTTCCGCTGTTGTTAACTCGCCGCTCATTGCTCAAACGCCTCATATATTTCCTGCAAATCACGCAGCGCGATTTCTGCGCGTTGGTCAAACTCGCGCATCATTTTTTCGTCGCGTGAGAACTTGACGCTGTGCAGTTGCTTTGTTTTGAATCGCGGGTCGTATTTGGCTACATGCCAGAATTCAGCGCCAGAAACCCACATACAGAACTGTATCTGCTTGATTTCTTCTTTCTTTGGCATGTTGTCGCGCACAAATTTAATAAACTCACGGCTTGACCACGGGCATTTAAGCTCAAGCCCTGCGCCATCACTGCAAATGCCGTCAGGCGAGCAACCAAACGAGCCGGTCAAATCGCGGTAGATAAACGGCACCTGCTCAACGGTTAATCCGGTTACAAACTCAAACGCAGCATATGCGCTTGATTCGTGGTTGCGCCCCCATTGCAGAGCTTTTGCGTTGATTTCATCCGGCAGTTCGCCGGTTAATTGCTCCGCCGCTTTTTCCGCAATGTAGTTTTTGTAAGTGTCGGTGGATTCAGCTGCCAAAAAATCACTGGCTTTGCTGGCAGTGATAACGCCAAGGCGCATCTTGAACCACTCCGGAGAACGCTGCTCAACGACGGTAGGGTCAAAGCCAAGCCGAGCAGAATGCTCAGCAAGGCTTGCAAGGATTGATTGCTTACTCAGTCGCATTTGTTTTCTCCTTTTCCATGCGTTTTAGCTTTTGGTCAAGCAAGCCAATTACAATGTTGGCGTGCTGCTCTGGCAGCTGCGCAAAGCCGTAAACTTGGCCGTATTTCAGCACGTTGATACAGGCGTGATTCATTACAGCGCCTTCTTCCGCGCCTGTAGCTGCCAGCAAATCATAAAATGAACTTACCTGTTGAGGCGTTGCGTAAACAACTTCAGGCTCTTTGTAGTTTCGGCTTTCGTCGTTTTCGCCTGTTTCAATGGCAAACACTTTTAGCAGCGCAGATTTTGTTGCGTAGGTTACCGCTTTGCCTGGCGCTTTATCGCCATTATCATTGGCGTGGCCAACAATGCGAACAGTTAATCGGTCCGCTCCATCGTCGATATTTACAAAATGAATGTTGTACTCGCCTTCGTAAAGCATCATAGCGATGTCTTTTGACTTATCACGAGCAACCAGTACGTTGCTGCTAATCTGCTCTGGATAGTAAACAATGCCATGCTTTACAAGTGAATCGCGCAGCATTGCGACAACTTGGTCGTGGCTAACGGCTGAATAATTAGCGCCGCCGCCAGACACTTTTTTGTCTTTCTTGATGTAGTCGATTTCTTGCATTACAGCGTTGATGCGCTGGTAAATGTTGCGCGGTTGCGCTGGTTGTTTTGTTGTCATAACTTCCTCCGTTGTTGACGCTTAGATAGTAGTAAATCCGCTACTACAAATCAAGCTCTTTTATGATTTGTTTTGCAGCATCAAGCCCAAAAGCCACAAAGCAACGGTTGCCAGCGGATGCCATCGACGATAAAACATCAAGCTGCCTGTTAAAGTGCTGACGGCTTTTTGTGTTGGATAGCGACTTCTTCACGCAGCGCCTTTTCATCTCGATGTATACAGCCGGAACCAAGGCGATACAAACATCAGGCGCGCCATCAAGCACACCTTTTTTCTTGTCCATAACGATGCCTTGTACCGGCTTCATCGCTTCGTTTGGTATGTGGTAAACGATGTTTTCAAGATGCGGGTAGTTAAACTTAATCCACGACACAAAGCTGATTAAGTCAGCATCCTCGCTTTTGCATTCTCCGAAATAGTCACCGCCGTACACGGTGACGTTATCCGGTATTTCTGCGCTGTAGTGTTTAGTGACTTTTAGCAGTTTCATTGCTGGATTGTCTCGCATTGGCTTTACGTTGTTTCATTCGTTACAACTTCATCAGCAGATTTGAACTTTTTACGGTTTATCACTGAATAGCCTTTCGGGTTTATCCGGTGCGTTATATGTGTCGGAACTTCTGCAAACTGATTGATGGCCGCGCAAATCTCAGCGTTGTTACGTGGGCGCATAATTTTGTTTTTGATGTCCGGTAATGGCGCATGTTGTTGTAGCCAGCGATACCACATGTTTTTGATATGAGGCTGTGCACTGAACGGGCTAAAAAACTCACGGGCAACTTCTGGCTTTTCTATGCCATCGTCAAAGTATGTGCTATCAAGGTGATAAGTAATTATCAGGTTATCGCCTTTACCTGGCGATGCCTTAAATGACTTAACCGGCTTGAAATCTGCATCCGTGTAAGCCTTGTTCAGCAGCTTGGCATTCGGATCAATCAGTACGGCCCCGCACTCTCGACAGTCTTTTGCTGTTGTGTCGTTATGCGCTCCGCAATTCTGGCACTGGCGAGAAATCCAGAAGTGATCACAGCGCTGACCTTTACTGTCAACACCGCAGCAACGGCGGGCATGTTTGCTGTTTAAAGTGCTGCATTTTGGGCACTCGATTGAATCATTGCGCTGCTCTTGGCGCTTTTGCATCAGCGCTTGGTTTACTATTGGGTCGTCGTAGATGTCGCCCATGCTTTCAAATGTGTCTGTAAAATCCAACACAAGCGCATCAGATTTTTTAACGCCTTGCGCTATCTGCTCTGGTTTTAATTGTCGCAAAACGCGCCCTGTGAGCTGTATGAGCAATGTCAAACTTCCAATCTTGCGCAGAATAACAAGCATGTCCCACCGAGGCACGTTTACGCCTGTTGTCAAACAAGTTATTTGGATAACGTACTTAATTTCACCGGATTTGGCTTTGTCCAAAATCGCTTTGCGGTTTTTTGTGCTGGTGTCATCAGTTACTATGCCCCACGTGCCAGCAGGCAAGCACTCTGCTACTTGTTCGCAGTGCTTCTTGCTGGCGCATGTTATAAGCACGCCGTTTCTGGTGGATGCAATGGCCTGAACTTGCTCCATGATTTGCTGTGTCATGGTTTTATCTTTGGTGAGCTTGCGCCCCATTGCTGCCAATTCTTGAGCTGTAAAATCGTGCGCACCTTCACCGCCTGCTGGTTTGAATTCGCTCAGGTCGTAATGGTGTTCATCATCACCAAATCCAAACACTGGCGGCACTAAAAAGCCAAGCTGTATCAGTTGCATTGTTCCAACGTCTGACAGTTGATGCTTCCAGTATGGGCCTTTAATTGACTCTGTGCCGCGATATGGCGATCCGGTGTAACCAATCACGCGCAGCTTCGGTTTTTTTAGTTTGAAGTGCGCAATTATTTTTGCGTACTGCGAAAACTCTTTGTTGTAAAACAGCTCATCAAATCGCTGACTGTATTCATCGCTATTGCTCAGCGATGCGATCAGTTCGCGCTGTCGCTCCGCCAATTCGCAGCAGTCAATCACATCCTGCCAGTTAATCATGTGACATTCGTCGACTAAAATGCAATCTGGCAACCACACACTGAACGCATCAAGCAAATGATTGCTTACCGTACCTTCCGTGCCCATCACGCAATTAAACACAGTGCTTTTTTTGTTCAGGCTGGCGCTAAAAATTGATGTTTTCACTCCAATGGACCATGCATCATCAGCGTTTTGTTCGATTAGCTCACCTTGGCGAGCAAGCACCAGAACTTTACCGCCTTTGCTGACTATGTGCTGACACATAAAAGCGATATTGATAGTTTTGCCTGCACCGACGCTCATATTGTGAAATGCCGGTTCGCTGGATGCGCGACAATGCTCAATCGTTGCGATGTGTGCAGGTAGCTGGTACTCAGGTCTTAATTGATAGCTCATATTCTCACCGTTGTTTTGTTGACTGCTCTATGCCAGTTTCGGATTAATGTAAATCATGTCATCGTGCTGGACGATGTAACCTCGTTTTTGTAGCTCTGGTATGTATTCGTCTTTCAGTTTTGCTGCCAGTCCTGACATGCCTTTTAGCGGTCCGCGATTCCTTATCTCGTCTCTCATCCTGGCTGATGACAATGAAAAAACCTTCTTCTTCGCTAGGTCTGTGCACTTATCAGCAACAAAAACCAACTCAGTTTTTGAGCCAGTAATGCGCATTGAGTCAGCTGCAATCAGGTATGTTTTCAAAAGCTCCATGAATATCTTGATGGCGTTTTTAACGTGCTTTTCATCAACTATTAAACGTCTTTTTCCGCCAGCCTTCCAGTCTTCAGCGATGTGCATAACGCACGCAATTTTTATTATCTGCTTATCAGCCTTGCCAGCAGCACCTCGAATCATCGTGCTGCTAAACTCTTTTCCGTCCGCCATTTTATCGTCAATTTCGTCAGTAACTGCATCAATAAGCCGCATTGATGAAGCACTTAGTTTTAAAACCTTCTTGCCTTCGGTAACGATGTTTTTAGCCAGTTCTATGAATTCAGAAACCAGGCTTTTGTCTATCTTCCTTCTCATTGAGCTTTTCCGTTTGCCGAAAAGGTTTGGCTCTCTTATCATTAAAAACCGCTCGGAAATACCACGGCCATTCTGACCGACGCGCAATATCGTATCTATTGATTCATCTTGTGCCAGCACAGAAACGGAGCCGTAAAGCTCACCCTCAAAACCGTCACGACTAACCCGCGCTGAGCTGTGATATTCAGTGTCCCACATTTTCAGAAAAAGGCCGTGGTTTGACTTGCTTTTGCCGTCACCGTATACGCTGCCAAGGACAATATTTACTGCGTCAGCTTCAGCAGAAACGATGTTTAAGTATCCGTTTTGTTTTGATGCCTGTTCCTCTGCCGCCTCTGATGTCACGTCATCCATTATGAATTTAACGTGCTCTACTTCAGATAAAGCAAATTCGCACTGCTCAATCTCAAGTGAAAGTTCCCTTCCTTGTTTTTGCTCTGCTCTCAACTCCTTTAACTCAGATAGGAGCTTTGCCCTTTTCTTTTTGTTGGCTTGGTTTATCTCTGAAAAAGCCATAGCGAAAGGCTTTGTGAAAAATGATGATATTGAACTTTTACCTGTTGACGGCGGCTGACTAACAACACAGTAAAGCGTTACGGCTTTTTCTTCGCTGTAGTATTCATAGCGGAATTTATACCCGCAAGCAGCGGCAAAAACGCCAAGACCATGCAAAAACGCGCTGTTCTCTGGGAAAATAACCTCTGAACACCTTTCTTTTGCCAGTTCTGCGATAAACCCACCATGCTCGATAATGTTCGGAGTTTTCTCTGATTCATCGTCTCCAGTAAAATAGTTTACGTCAGGCCAGTACATCTGGTTTTTAATGTTGGCGCTGTGCAGGTCCATTGCAGCAATCGGCAGCGGTAGATTTTCTTTCCTTGCGTGCTGTTGTGCCTTTATGTAATCAGGTGTGATCATACTTAACCTCAATCATTGATGCAGCTTGCACCGCATCCATCCATTTTACGTGTCTTGTTTTTTCGATGCTTCCAACAGGAAACCAAACGTCAACAGGGCCGCACATATCAAGCGCGGCTTGAAAAGCGGCTGGTGAGATGCTGCGAATATAACACTCTGTTGCACCTGAAAAGGCGAACGCTGAAACATCAGTACAAAACATAACGGGGAAGCTGGTGATCTTGTGCAGCAAAAGAGAAGTCATCAGGTCAGTGCAGAAAATTAACGGCTTCTCAGACCCGATAAAAGCTGACAAATTTTCGTCAACCTTTACTGCCGTGCCAGCATAAAAACCACACTGCCTTGGTTTAAATCCACCAGCAAATGACACTCTATTGATGCCGTCAGTGCAAGCTATGGCCGTAATATTTCCCGTATGGAAATCAACCAAAGGTGCAGCGATATACCCTTGATACTCAAGCAGGTCAGGCCATTCACTGGGTAAAATCCCAAGCGGCTGAAGAACTTGATTTTCTGGCTTTATCGGTTTGCACATGTTTAGATGTGTTGCGATGCTCATTTTTTTACTGCCTTTTTCAAGCAAAGACCATCGGCGCTGATAGTGATTAAGCCAGAAGCGATCATCTGGCCAAGAGCAATCATCATGGCAGGCAGTGATAGCCCGTCTTTTATCCAATCGTCAACAGCGCTGTCGATTGATAGGTTTGCATCTGCCTGGCTATCTATGACCGCTGCCGCCGTATCGTAATTGTGATGGCCTTCGCAGTATATGCCGACCTTTCTCGCTGAAAGCTCAATGCCTCGAGCGAACTTGCCGCCGCCAATGCTTTTGTAGATAGATTTTGCATGGTCGGTAAGCCTTACGTTTGTTGGTATTTTCACTGCGTATTCAAAGCATGGTTTTTTCGTCATTTTTTACCTCGGTAAGATTTTTTTCTGGTTTAGTGCTAAAGGGCACGCGAATCACAGAATACACAAAAGAGTGTTAATTTGTAAAGCATTCACCGATAAATAGGTAAGAAATCTTACCGACGGTAACGCTCGGTAATGCATCGGTAAGATTAGGCTTACCTACCTAAACTATTGAAAATAATAATAAAAATAACAAAAAAGTAGTAGTCGGTAATGTTTTTTCTTATTCTCCCATTTTTTCTGTTTTTCCTGTTTTTATTTTATGGGTGTTTTTTTGGAAATTCTTAAAAATGGACAAAAAACCTTACCGTCTTACCGTTTTTGATTATTTTGCTTTAAAAACAATACCTTGCATGAAAATACAGGCTTACCGACCTCTTACCGACCATTACCGACCCGCTGGTCAGACCACCACCGCATAAAACAGGTGTTATGATTGGTTTATCGACAACGATGGAGAGAGAAGATGACGATTAAGAATGGTGATTTACCGGCGATGCCAACAACGATATTTCAGAAGGTTGGAGATATTGCAGAATGTCGCTCTACTGGCGGCCTCACAAAACGCGAACAGTTCGCAATGGCTGCTATACAGGGGCTGTCGAGCGAAAGCTGCCGCTATGGTTCTCCATGCGATATGGCACACGACGCAGTTAAGTTGGCAGACGCATTACTCGCAGAACTGGAGCGCACGAAATGAGCAAACTACCAAGTTCATTGGATGGGGTAAAGTTTGAATATATCCAAGGTATCACGTTTGAGGATGGCGCTCAGCGCTGCTACGTCAATCGTGATATTGGAGTTCAGGTTACTGTTGAAACACCCAGAAAGCACGGTGTATGGGGCGAAGGTAAGAAGTTTTATTCTTTGATTGGCTCAAAGGATTTTCACGAAACTTACGCTCAACTACTGGAGGCTTGCAATGGACTATAAACTACACAACCACCAAGCCGACCGCGACGCAGCATACGACCTAGCGCTTGACGCAATGCGCGAACAAACGCACGTCACTGGATACGAGCTGTTTGAGCAGCTGCCGTTTCTGACCGATGCGCAGTTGCTTCAGTTTTGCGACACGGTGGCAGCAACAGACGAGCCAGTTGTGCGCAACATGGTACGGCTGGTTTGTGGGGATATTATTGAGCGCAAGGCTAAGCAGGCTATGGAGTTAAAGAAATGAGCAGCACAAGCGATGTAGCAGAAACATACAAAGCAATGAACGAAGCTAAAAAGTCAGCAAAGCAAAAGCGCTTAGAGTCAGCTGATTTAACTGGTTGGACGCAGCACAATTGCTACCACTACTACCGGATTGTGAATGGTCACAAAATGGATTACTGGCCGTCAACCGGTTTGGTTATGTACAAAGGCAAGCGGCATAACATCAAGTCTCGGTTTGTGCGTGAGAAATTGGAGCCGCAACCATGACCACCTGGCAACCAATGCGGTCAGTCATTGACTACGACCTGAAACAGCTTGCTGACGTTATGCCGTACAGCGCAAGCCTGCTTTGCATGTACGCCAATCAGGCGGTTTGTTTTGCGGATGCGGCGATTTTGGAGGCTATGGCTGATGAAGAGTAAACAGCAACAAGCTATCGCGTTGTGGCAAGCCGGACACCGCAACTATGCACAGATTGGCAGGATGGTCGGCGCGTCAACTGAGCAGGTGTGGTCTTGGCTTGGCTGCAAACACGACGCCGAGCAATGGGAGCAAGACCGTCAGCGGCATGAGGCGTTTTTTAACGGCATGAGTCCTGCCGAAGAGTATCGGCAGCATGCGCAATGGCGGCGGGAGATTAACGAAACGATGGAGGACGAGACGGTATGACAAACGACATCCAATCCGCCCTGTTTGACCGGTGGTTCACCGGCGAGCAGGACGCGTGGCAGGGCTTTAATTACGGCCTACACCTGAACCAAATTTACCTGACGGGCCAGACGCTTTGCCGCGTTAATCCGCAAGGCGAGTATGCGTTGTACTACAACAACAGGGCTTGGCGGGAGAGTGCCAAAGTTACGAACAAAGAGTTAATCGGAATGGAGCGCTTGTAGATGGTGAGTTTACACAAAACACTTTTGGAAAAATGCAAGTACAGCCGAATCACGCTGGCTGATTTGAAGCCGAACAGTCGAGCCATTGCGCAGCGCTTGCTGGCTGAGGGTGAGTTGTATGTTGATGATAAGGGTTTTCTGCGGAGTAATTCAAAATGAGCAAAGTAGATTGGAGCAGAGCACCGAGAGATGCTGAGTTTTTTGCTAACGGACACTTTAGAAAGCGTGTAACTGGAATTAAAAAACCGCAAAAATGGATTTTAACAGGTTGGGTAGATGGATCTTGGAGTTTAAATGAATGCGTTGATTCTCTTGACTACGAACCACGCCCCAAAGACTGGCCATCAGAACAGCGTATAGACATTGTTGACACCAACGGCGGCGACGGAGCGCATTATAACGCACCAGAACGCACTACAAGCGATTTAAACGCAAAACCGGTGTCCAAGTACCACCGAACCATAAAAGGCGTTCAAATTGATTTGTATGACGTCCTAGTGGCTTACGGCGTAACGTGTCCGGCGTTGGCGCATGCGCTGAAAAAGATGCTTATGCCAGGTCAGCGCCACGCAAAGACGTTTGAGCAGGATATTGACGAGGCTATTGCTTCGTTGCGACGGGCTAAGGAGCTGTGCAAATGAGTGAAATCACACTAATGCAAGGCGATTGCCTTGAGAGAATGAAAGAAATCCCTGATGGTTCAGTTGACATGGTTTTGACTGACCCGCCTTATGGTATGGATTTAACACCACAACGCAAGTCTGGTAAATTTCATGGAGTGAAAATAAAAAACGACGACACTCTATCGTGGACGGATGATTTCCTCCAAGAGTGCTTTAGGGTTCTCCCAAAGAACTCAGCGGCTTTTATTTTTTGCTCACATCACTGCATTTCTGAGTTTATAAACTCTGCAAAGTTGGCTGGATTTGATGTTAAAAATCTTCTCATTTGGAATAAAGGGCATTTCGGCATGGGTGGGAATTGGCGGCCTGTGCATGAGTTAATATTGCTTTTAACCAAAGGCAGATTCGTCACTAAATCGAAAAATCTAAAAACAATAATTGATTTTAAGAAAGTTCATCACAGCAGGGCTGTTCATCCGACAGAAAAGCCGATTGATTTACTACAACATCTTATTGAACAGGCTGATTACGAGCCGCAGAAAATACTTGATCCATTTATGGGAAGCGGCACAACCGGCGCCGCGGCGGTAAACCTTGGTCGCAACTTCATTGGCATTGAGTTGGATGGTGGTTATTTCAATATTGCAAAAGAGCGTATTGAACGCGCCGCTGGTGCGACCACTAAAATAATTTGAAATAATGCTTGCAATGATAAAACTGTTTGCTATTATTAACTCATCGAAACGCAATAACGCGAACAGACAAAAGGGGAAGCAAAATGAAAACATTAAATACTGGTAACAACGAGTCTTTAGTTAATGGTGTGTTTGCTAATCAAGACGGCACGTTCACAGCGGTAACTTTCAGTCAGTCAAAAACATTTAAAACAGAAAAAGGAGCAATTAAATGGTTGCAGGCTCGGAGTTAACCATAAAAGTGAAAGGGTTTAATCAAAACATGGTGTCAGAAATGGCATCATGTTATAGGGAGTTAAGACCTTTTTACTTTTTCGGCTATCAATACACGGTCATGTTTTACGAAGTGTCGAGAGATATGAATAACGAAATAAAATCCGTTGAGCTTTGCTTAAAGAGGATTCCATGACCGCATCACAAAAAGCCAAACAACTGGGCTGCAAAAGCCTTACACAAGTATCAGAGCTAACCGGAGCGTCGTTACAAACGCTTGGCAACTGGCACAAAAACAAGCCGGAGCTGTTTGTGGTTGTTTGTGTTGGGGCGTCCATAGTCGCCGCTGGTACGACCACTAACTAAACAAAACCGCGCTATAGTGGCGCGGTGTTAACAACAACGGAGAGAAGAAATGAAAATAGAAACCAAAACAGTTATAGATGGGAAACCTTGCACAAAGGTTTTTTCAAAGGGTCAAATCAGTGTTTTTTCTGTAGACTGCGACGAAACTGACACTGAAACTGTTTATTTTGTTAACGGTGAAACTGTTCTTTTTAGGCAGGTTATAACTGCCGACTGCGGACAAAATACAGGCTACATATCTAGCGTAGATTATAAAGGATTTAATTAATGAAACTAAAACCAATCCTCTTAACCGCCGTCTTCACCGTCGGCACCGCACTAGCCGACGCGCCAATCGAGCCAGATGCGGAGGTGGCAGCATGAAAGAGCGTCCGATTTTATTTAACGCTGAAATGGTGCGAGCTATTTTGGATGGTCGGAAAAATCAGACTCGCAGACCGGTATCGGATAGGCATGCAAAATGGCTGGAGTGCATGGGCTGCAGCAACGACGAAGAAACGGAATTTGACTTCGTAGGCCTTGGTTATGGTGAAACCACCGACGATAACGGCAAGATGACGGCACCACAATGGTTTGCCTATTGCACGGAATATCCTGAAGAGGGCTGTGTTCCGTTGGGTCAGTTGCTTGGCGCAGTTGGAGACCGCCTTTGGGTGCGTGAAACTTGGTCTGTTGTTAGTCATACATTCAATGATGACGGTTTGATGGTTAATTGGTTGCCTGACCGGCCATCTGTACAAGTAAAAGAAATGCCGTCAGGTAACGGCTACTACACAGGCCACGTTATTTACCGTGCAGATGGCGGAATGGAATGGTCAGATGACGATGGTTGCTATACCGACAAATCATTCTGGCATCCATCTATCCACATGCCGCGCAGTGCATGCCGGATCATTCTGGAAATCACATCTGTTCGGGTTGAGCGAGTTCAGGACATCAGCGAATCCGATGCTGCGGCTGAAGGTTTTGATATACCAGCAGCGGACGGTCAAGACTGGAGGTTTAATGCTAAGCACAACTTCAAATTCAATTGGGACCGCATTTACAAAAACTGGGCTAAAAACCCGTGGGTTTGGGTTGTCGAATTCAAGGTGCTTACAACTGATGGGAGGTATTGAAATGAACCTAAAACCAATCATCTTAACCGCCGTCTTCACCGTCGGCACCGCACTAGCCGACGCGCCAATCGAGCCAGATGCTATCGGCGTTGACCAGCACCACCCTGAGTTAGTACAGGCGCTGACTACGCTAGTGCAGCTTAACGGCTATCGCTGCGATTCGGTGAGCGCCCTTATCAAATACGTTTGGGGCAACGGCTACACGCTAAACTGTAATCAGTTTCAGTACACGTATGAAATCCGAGATGTCGGCGGGCGGTGGAGTGTGGAGGTTGAACAATGAAACGCAAACCACACAACCCCGTCAAGCGATTAATCACACAATCCAAAATCGCCGTGCGCGACTTGGCACTGATTATGACGTTTGCAGATAAGTACGTTGAACTGGTTAAACAGAAATCCGGCAAGCCGGTACAAATCGGTCAAAGCGTTGCGTCGGCGCTTGATAGGACCGCTTTTGATTGGTTTGTTGTACTGGTGGTGTACTGCATTGAGTCCAATGGCAAACAGAAACTGGTCATGCAACCGCTGCGCCTGAAAGCTGCTTACAAGCACAGCGATTTGACTGAATACCTGAAAGCCGAGCATCAGCGCATCATTGACGAGTGTGCGCAGAAGATGGACGTTATCAATGCTGGTTTTGGCGCTATTCCTGTGCCGTATGTTGACGAGGACGAAATGGAGCGGGATTTGCTGAAGTTGTTGGATGATGAAAAGCATTGGGCTTATCGCGGGGAGGTTGCGGCGTGAAAATCAGAATATACAAGGCAAATACAGAGCATGCTTACGTGTGCACCGGCTTTGTAATTTACTTTAGATTGAATGACTACATCGACGAGTTGCGCCAGCATGCGCTTTGGGATACAATCAAATCCGTTAGTCCTACTCCCCGTTGTTGATTTTAAGCCCTGTTTACTCAGGGCTTTTTT